GTGCCAGTCAATGCCAGATGTTGTGATATGTCCCATTCGACTCCACCATTAAAAGTCAATGTAGCACTAGACGAACTGAATATCGCACCAGTGTCCATCACTACACGAGCAGTTGCCGTGATGGAGTTGATCGCATAAGTACCAGTCGGAACCCATACTATCTTCCCTGCTGCGGCAGCAGCGGTATTAGCCAACCCAAAAGCCGTTGCATTGGCTGCGGCAGTGCCAGAGGTGCTTAAACCGTATGCTGAATTTGTCGCATCAATCAGGTTCCCGCCTGCTGTTACGTTCTGCCATTCGGCCTGAGTTGCACTACTTGCACCAAAAACCTGTCCCGCTACCGGAGGCGCAGCATTCGAGACATTGACGGATGCGCCGGTGGTGGCGAAATCAGTGGCGAGTCCTTGCGCGCCAGGCTGCTGGTGCTGCGTTAAATCAGCCACCTTTCACGCTCTTACGGATTGCCGGTAGTGATGGCAAAGCTGGTGATCGTGACATTCACTCCTGACGTGATGGACAGGGAGTTAAGGATCAGCGGAGTGCCGCTAGTCCCTGCTGCCATATCCATAACAAACGTTCCTCCTGAGGTCTTGAGACGTGCCCAACTTGCCGTGCCGGTAGCTATGGCAGCAGTTGCAGATGGCAATGTAGGACTCAGAACACCAGCAGATGCAGACGGTGCAAATGGAGTACCCATTGTAAAGTTTACAAGTGGAGTTGTAGCAGTCCCGCCTGATGCTGGCTGAGTACCGCTATAAATTGTCAAAACGCCTGCGTTACCAGTTGCGGTAGTGATAGCGTCAAGACGGGCATTGCGAAGTGTTGTTGAATATCCTGCGGCCATGTCATTCTCCTTTAATTAAAATTCCAAGAACTAAGTATTCGGTTTGATTTCCACATTGTTTATCTTCCATATAGCAAATTCACGAAGAATACTAACCGGCCTACCTTCAGCAATATTACATTTAAACCAAAAGCAGTTCATTGCAAATTACAATTGCTGTCAATCATTTATGTTCGCACTTGCTGAAGCCAAAGCCTTTTTGCGGCATTATATTCGGATCATCGCTACGCTGCCATGTATCGCGCACCGTGACCGGAATAAGGATGCTCCGGCAATTGAAATGGTTGGGTGGGCGGAAAGTTGACCATACCTCGTCATCTATGCCGAAGGTCTCACCATTTAGCTGAGAGCATATTTCAGTGGTACGGTCATCCAATATGGCGCTGTATTCAAGCGCCTCGACAAATCCATCCAATGCGGGGTCGCTGAAATAACTGTAGCGCGCCTCATTGATAGCTTCGAAAGATACGGTGCGAATGGCAGTATTGATACGGGCTGATGCATTCTTGACCGTGGATGCACCCAAAGCCTCGACTACCGCTTCTTCTGTCACCAATCCATCCGCTTCCAATGCCTTGTATATGGCTTGCTTCGTCTCCGCCCCGGTCTTGCTCACCTTCACGCCTTCCATCAGGATATTGCGGATAATCTTTTGCGTTGCCCCGCTGATGTCACCGGCGAGCAGATAACTTTTTTGCTTGATATATTGAGCAGCCATATCCTGCAATGCCAAATCATCAGTCTTGAATACAGAGCCTTTGGCCTTCTGCAATTCCCGCTTTGCGTGAGATTCCCCGATAGCCCATGCATCCTTTAATCCGGTTGTAACGGATCCCTTCATCGCCGACATTTCGCTGGCTGTATATTGAATTTTCTGGATGTCATTCGGCTGGCCTTCTGCCGTGCCCAATTTCAGATCACCTGCCAATGCAACCATACGCGCAACACATTCGGAATTGATAATGGCAATCTGGTGAGTACAATCATCGGCAGAATTATCGGCTTTGTTTGCAATAACAGCGAAATCCACACGCTTCATTGCCTTTGAAAATGCGCTAATGCTGATATTCTGCTTGCCGATTATGGTTTCCTCGATAGGCTGCTTTGGCTTTTCAGCAGGTTTACCATCAGGCGGTACGACTGGCTTGTTCGGATCGAGCGGAGGTGGAGGCGCTACCAGTACCTCGCCCTTATCCGGGAATTCCAGCAATTCGCGCAGGTGTATCTCATCGGTATCGCTTGCCTGGACTGCTTTGCCTGTTACCAATTCTGTCCATATTTTGATGAGTTCCATCTTGCGCTTTTCACTGATCGGCTTGAACTTGAACACTGGGTAATAACTGTCCCCGAAATTGAAATCCCCCAACTCGCGGAACAGTTGCTCATTGATGGCATCCTCAAGGCGGCGGGTATCGGCCTCCAATGTCCAGAAGAATGCCTCCAATTGAGTATCTGCCTGAGCCAGTGAGCCATGTTGCCCCTGTTCTGATACGCCCAGTAGATTGGGCACTAGCAATGATTTGGCTATGCTTTTATCTTCCTGGGCTATCTTGCGCTCGAACATATCCGTCGTATGCGGGTGTTCGATATGCAAATCAACCGTGCCTGGCAGAATCATCGAAGTGATGGCCTGTATATTCGCCAGTGCCAGTTTCAGATTGGTGTGTTCAGTCGATCCATCAATTAAGGACTTTCCCTCTTTCGGTTGTGCCCAGACAAAGCCGGCAGCGAAACGCTCAAGGTGGATATTTTGAAATTTGATCGCCATATCCTTGCTGAACCAAGCCCGATAACATTCGCGCAATTCGGAGCGTCCATAATGCTTGTCATAGTCGGGATTCTGCACATAATGGATGAACTTGGTAAGGTCGATATTCTGAGAGCGCATCTCGAACTTCTGTTCGACACGCTGGATAACGCCGTATTCGTCCACATGAAAGAAAAATGTATCGCATGGCTTGACTTCCAAACGATTCAGTCCCACCCATGATTTGCCTTGATATTCTATAAGCTGATGGATCTTCTCAGTCATCGAGAAGCCGTTGTAAGCAGCCGACATAATGCCATTCAGGCCATCAGAAAATGAGCCTTGCAGATTGTTGATAATGGCATCGAACAAAGCCTCGCGGAATTCATTTTCTGCATCAGGCAATTCCTCATGTTCGCATTCGAAGTAATACTGGCGGGACGTGATGGCATCGCGGCGGAAACGGACAACGGCCTTTACCTGTTCGTCCTGCATCATCTTGCCGTATACCGCATAACCCTTTCGGCCTATCAAACTGTCGGGATTATATTTTGGGAAGTCAGAGCCAACATAAAGCGATGATTCAGACCATGCGATCTCATTTGTCTTTGGCGCTGGCTGCGATGTTTTTTTGGCAAAACGTGCGAACGGATTGAACATTACCAGTCCCCCTTCGATGCTTCGGATTGTGCGCCGGTATAGATTGTTCCTATTGTACCCGGCATATTTGGTGTTTGTGTGGCGAAAATGAGGGCACAACTATCCGCCCGGTCGGGCGATACTATCCCGCGCATCATCATTGCCTTTTTGGTTTCAAGTTCTTCAACACGTTCCGTGCCGGGAATCGTGCGCACAGAACACATCTGCGCGGTGAAATCATCCCAATCCCCAACGATTCCGGATTCTTCATCCAAGAAATCCTCGGCAAACGATATTCGCTTGTCCCTGAAAGCATCGCGCATCACGATGTAGGATTGAGTTCTACGGTTCCGCCATTGTTTGATGTCATCGGATGCCTCGCCGCCCTTATAGGTGATGATCGGTAAGCCTTCCTGCATCAGATAACCGGCTGTGCCTGCGCCCACACCAAGACTATCGACAACGATATCATCGCCATTCGAAGGCAATCCGCCAAATCTGATAAACATATCGCGGGCAGCTTTCGCGGCAAGTATCGGGGATTCGCTAGAGGGGAACGAGTGCTGCTCTTGCTTGATGACCTGATAGTAATCCTGTCCAAATATACGCGCTGCCGTGATAACCGTAAAATTCAATCCGCCATCTGCAACGTCAACCGTGATACGAAGGCGAGATAGATTGCCAAATCCTACATCTTCACGGCCAAGGGCATCCGCTATCCAGGCGTATGGGATGAGTTGCGATTCATCGCTATCGGCAAACTCACCGTAACACCTGACTTTGACAACAGGAGAATTCCGCCCGTATTTGTCCACCATGCGTTGCACCCATTCATGGCTAACTCGCGTTGTCTTGGCGAGGTCAACGTGTACCTGGAAATAATGTTTTGCAACTTTGGGGATGCAATGGCTGGCATGGAAAGTTCCTTGGTTTTTAGTGGGATTGCCTATCAGCACCAGTATGACAATGATACCCGTTGATAATGCACCTTCAATTGCCGGATACATATGTTCGTTAACGCCTGATGCTTCATCTACCAGAAACATCATGTAATCATCATGATGACCAGCAATATTTGTTGATTGTGCTGCTGTTTCGGCTAATGCCACCCAATCTTCATCGTTGTGCCAGGTGATCTTTAGGGAATCTACCTTGATTGCATCTGAATATGGCTTTCCTGCGCGTTGGAGTATTTTCCTGAAAGCGGGCCATAGTCTAGTCTTTAATTGATTTTCTTTGGGTGCTGTGCAGATGATACGCCCGCGAAATGCATTGTTGAACCAGTGCATGATCGAGGCCATCCAGAACGTCTTGCCGGGGCCGTGCATCGCCCGGATGGTGAACATGGTCTTGCCATCGTGATTGTATTTCGTCGGCAATCCATTCTTGAACCGATAGACATCTGCTATGGCTTCGGTAGATTCATTCTGCCAGATGTCTAAATCCCAACCCTTGCCTTTGAGATTGAGCACATCCTGCATGAACCATAAGGGGTCGGTTCGCACCCGCTGAAGCTGGTTGACCTCTTCCAGCATGGCGAGGGCTTCATTCACTGGCAGCCTTCTTCAAAAGTATCTGCAGTTGATTGGTTTCATCGGGCGATAGATTGCGCAAGGTTGCAGGATTAAAAAAGTTTACTGCACCTTCTGAACCTGAGAGTTCAACACCTTGAACAGCTTTACCATCAAGACGATTAGCAAGCTCCTTGATCGCCCACTCTTCGCCCTCGGCTGCCAATGCGATTAGCCTGTCGGCCGCAAGCCTTAACCGTCTGCGCCCTTCTGGTAAAGTAGTTTCTTCCTGCGCAATGATAAGCCGCAAGGTGTTAAGGAACATCTTGCCCTTCGATCCATTCTTGTTACCAAGAGGTGCGCCGGCTGGCATATTAGC